CGATGTAGTGGCGCGCCTTCTTCAGATCTTCTATTCCATTCTTGTGTCGCCATCGAGATAGGTACTTGACGGCGTTGCCGTCCAAGTAGCCAAGACCCCAGTCAACGATGGCGTCCCAGGGTTCGATTTGGAATTGCTTGTAGTGAGCGCCTCCTTCCTGGCGATCATTTGCGCGTAGTAGGCTTTCTCCTGCCTCGATGTCCTCACTGCCTGCTCGTGGCGGTGGGGGTTGTTGTGCAACCCCAGTCTCAGGTCTTCTGCTGTTCCCATTGTCGTAAAGCGTGTTCCACAGGTCTTGCATTCATATCTCCTTCGCTTCAAGCCATTTGCGGCTCTTCGGGTTTCAAGGGTGTATGTGTTAGCACCGCACTCAGGGCATTGCATCTAATTAACTCCATGATCTTTATCTGTTTCTTCTTGGCGCGATAGGCGATCTGTCGTTCAGCCTGCGTCTTCTTCTGACGCCGCTTGTCGTTGCCCTCACCAAGTTTGTAGATCTTAGACAGGTCCCGACCCCGTGGGTCTTTCTCCCACCCGCTAATGTGGGCAGCGCCCGCACGGTGCAGTTCCCTGGTGTACTGGCACACGGTCACGTAGTGCAACCCGGTCATCTCCGCCAGTTCGGCACAGGTGTACGTGCCTTCGAGTAGTAGTTTGATGAGTTGCGCCTGCATGATCGCGTTGATCTTGATCTGCCGTTTACCCTTGGGGTTTGGTGGGTTCAAGTTTTTTCCTCAGTCGAATCAGTTCATCGAGCATCCGCTCCATCTGGTCTGCGGCGTGTAGGTGGAACGGACTGATGGGGATGTTGCGTGCGAGGCTTCGCATCATGCCGATGGTGACTCGCACTGATCTCTCAGACACCTTCTGCCTTGACTTGGGCTCCGCATCTATCTGCGCCAGTACCTTGGTTGCCTTCTGATTTGCGTTGTGGTCGCCGCTCATTCCCGCCCCCTTGCTCTGATTGCTGCGGCGCAGTCCATCGTTGCTGCCTTCCGTGTGCTGTCTTGGTTCCAAGCCAAAATCTCACACACATTTGCACACGCCTCACGCTCGGCCTCCAACGCCCGGTTCGCCAGTTCTAGCGCGTTCTTCAGTCGATGCAGTTCTGCCTCAACCTCTTTAAGTTTGTCGATGGCAGCAAATGTTTTCGCGTGGGTCATTTCTTCCCCCTGTCTTTGAGTTGCCCCGGTTCAGGTGCCAACAGTGCCGCATCAAACAACTGTCGCAGCGTCGCAAAGATTCGATCTTGCTCGTACCGGGCAACGAGATCAGCGAACCGTTCCATCTCCTCCGTCCAGTACCCATCTGTGATCCATACCCCCTCGTCGGTGGTGTCGGTAAACCCGGCTTCTCGCGCCAGTTCAAGTACCTTCCAGTTTTTCATTCCTTGCTCCTTGCTCTGATGGCGTCCCCATATGTGCCGCCGCCTTCCTTGAGTATGTGGTCAACCAACTTCGCGCACTCCTCTCGTTCCCGTTCAGCCACCAGTCGAGCAAAGTGTTCAAACGAAGCGATGCCCGTGCTAGAAGCGACCATGAAACGCCGGTCAATGTAGGCGTGTGCCTTGTTTGCCAGTTCAATGATTTCTTCTTGGGTCATATCCCGCTCCCCTTCCGGCATGGCCACGCTGCGCGCATTGCCTGGGAGGCCAAGAAGTCGGCAGACAAGTGCCTCTGCTCTGGCCTGTTTTCCAGATAGCGTTTAACCACATCAAGCGCCTGCCCCAATGTCACATCGCTTGGTGAGCAGAACAGAACCTTGTCGTTGGCATCATGGACACCCGCCACATAGAACATGACCTGAGAAAGCCGCCCATCTCGCAGGCGCTCGTAGAGTTCGTTCCCGCTGAAGAACTGTGCCTGGGCGGGGCCGCTGCACAGCGCCAAGACTGCAATCCATTTCTTCATATCATTCCCCACAAGTAAGTCAGCAACATCATCAGCGTCACGAACGGGGCGAGGAACACCACGACCATGACGGTGATCAGCCAGTACAGGACGATGAATTCACCAAGCCATCTCATGTTTGCGTCTCCTTCTTCTCTTTCTTGCGCTGCTCTTCTTCCCACGCAGCGCGTTCGTCCGGGCTCATCTTGGCCCACTCATGCGCTTGCCTGATGGCGTCGAAGTCCACGCCCTTTGAAATCCCTGCGCATTCGCGCAGTGTGTCCACGCGGGTAGGGTGCTTGAGTTTACGGATGGCCTTTGTCTCGATCTGACGGATGCGTTCCCGGCACACATCGAACTTGGCGCTCACCTCTTCCAACGTGAGTTCGCTCTGAGTGTCGATACCAAACCGCAGACGTAACACCTTGGCCTCTCGCGGCGTTAGGCTGTCGAGCATCTCGGCTACAACACGATGCCGATCTTCTTCCTCCAGGCCCGCATCGGGGGCGGGGGCCTCAAGCAACTCCCCGGTGTGCCGTGCAAGCATCTCCACCATCGCCCTGTGGCTCATGCCAAAGTGCGACTTGTTGGTGGGCAGCACAAACAGCAACTGCTCAGGCGTCCACAGGTCTTCGGGCAACACCCCCAGGAACTCGCAAAGGCGTTGAGCGGTGGGAATGATCTCCCCGCTCTTGCCCATCGGTGACGCCTTGAAGTTAATCAAATTACCGATGTGCGTCGGGGTCAGGTTTGCAGCCTTGCAGAACTGCGCCACATTTGCGTAGCCCGCCTTCTCGATGGCGTTGAGGATGAGGTTGTTCCTGACCTTGAGGTCTATGCGGTATTCGCCGTCGTCGCTCATGTCAACCACCCTGCCCAGTGAAGGAAGTACACCAGGGAGAAGAACAGAAAGCCCAGTGCCATCAGCATGGCGATGAGCCACCCCAACTCTTCCATGCCATCGTCTTCATAACGATTCATTGCTTGTTCCTCCAGAACCATCTCTCGATGGCGATGCGAATACCAAACGCTACGACGGCCATGAATAGCCACCACAGCACCAGATAGAAGACCATCTCAGCGTCCATTTGGTTTCTCCGCTAAACCGCGCCACTCGTCATTGCGGCAAATCCACAGCCCCACAACCTTGTCTTTGGGCTGCCACATCCACCGCTTGCCGGTCCAGTACGCACGCACCCCCACGATACCTACGCCATGGTAGTCATACCACCCCACGTGCATCGGGCGGAACTCTTTGGCGCGGAACCACTGCGTAAGTTTGGGCTTGGTCTTCATGCGAACATCCTCTTGAGTGCGGCGAACAGGTCGCGGGCTTGGGCGATGGTCAGCGTGGAGATCAGCGCGTCTACGTCGTAGGCGGGAGTCACGGGCGCCGGGGCGGCGGGCACTTCTTTACGAGTGAGCACGACCTTGGGCTTGTCGGCCTTCGGGTTGCGCCCCGTGGGCGTGGGAGTGTTGCGGGCCTTGCGCAGTTTGCTCAGTTTGACCGGCGAGTATTCCTGAAGGTTTGTGAAGTACGTGCCGTTGGGCGCGCGAGTGATGATGCCTGTGCGGGACATCTGCGACACCAGTGCAGATACGGATGAGTCCTTGTGTCCCTTGGCTACCAGAGCATCGCGGATCTGGCGGGTGGTGCGGTGCGGGTTGTCGCGCACGTAGTTGAACGTCTCCCGCGTCACGTCAGTGGTGCGAGTAAAGAACGGGGGTAAGTTGGGTTTATGTTGTGTTTGCACGGTTTGCTCCGGTTGGTTCCATTCGTTAAGGACTGATTGCAGTGCTGATTTCAGATCAGGCATGGTGGGCTCCATCTAAGGCTTAGAAGAGTTCAAGTTGACGGTCGTCCGGGTGCGGACGTGGGGCTTGCGGATCGCGCTTGGCTTGCGCGTGTTGAAACTCGTCGATGTCCCGAAGGCGCATCTCCAGTCGCTCTCCCACGGCACGTGCCAGGGCGTCGCCCTTCAGGTACACCATGTTCAGCAACTCCTCATCACTTAGGTTCTCGTATCTCATTTGCGCGGGTCCTCTAGGTCAATGAATGTGGTTAGGTGATGGTTCTTGTCGGTACGGAACCACAGGATCTCGTCCGGTGGCGGCTCGTTGGTCTTGCGTAGATGGCCGGATATCTTCGCCACCACGAGGATTGGCACAAGCCATACCGGCACGTTGTCTGTGTTTCCACGGTCAGTCCATTCGGTGCCGTCGTACCAACGCTTGATGAGATAGACATCCCCACGTCGCTCGTACCGGAACTCGTATTCGTCGTTTGTCATGTGGATTGATTTGTGTTGATGTCGGGCTCGTCGCAGTCCGTCGGCCCAGACAATCTCGTCTATCGATCGGTACCAGTCCTCATGGTCAGCAACCGTCTGCCTGATCTGCTCAAGCCAATACTGTTTGATCAGACCCATCGTCCACTCCCCAGTCGAATGCCGCCAGGATCGCGTCCACCTTCTGCTTGGTGGCCGCACGGGTACCGTCGGACTCTCGCAAGTCCTTTGGTGTTACGCCAGACAGAACTTCCTCCAGACGACGCCGCGCCTTCTCCAGTGCAGGGTCGTTGGTGATGTTCATGTGCGTCAACAACTCGCACAACTCCACGGCGCCAGTGACCATGGTGTCGTGGAACTTGCGCTTCTTGCCGTCCTCTTCGATCACGAGCCGGTCGCTCAGGCGGGACAGCGCATCGTGCAGTCGAGTCCATGAGTCCTGCGCCGCCGCTTCCAACTGCTGCTCCATGCGCTTGTCGTACTGACGCATGAGATCGCGTTGCACTTCGCTCTCGATGTCGAGCCGGAAGTCGCCCGCCGTGGGCAGGGGAGAGAACGCAATGTCGAACCGGAACTTGCGCGCCACCTGCTCACGGGTGGGGTACTCATCACGATCAAAGAGCGTGCCCAACTGGAACGCGGCGGCGGCCACGAGCGTGTCGTACTTGTCGAGGAACGCCTCGACCAGACGGTTGAACTCAGCCTCATGCACATTCATCTCCGCCTTGTAGGACTGCAACAGGGCAGTGGGCAACAAGCGCGCGCCGTAGTCGTTCCAGGGCTTCGTGAGTCGGTAGTGGTCAGCACGGGCACGGGCTTGGTACTTAGTGATGGCGTCCAGTTCGGCGCACTCTGCGAACAGAGACTTGTAGACAGACGCCGCCTTGGCCGACTTCGCGCCCTTGGATTGCGTCACCTCGGCTTGCGTGGCCTTGTCCTGCTTGCGCCCCGAGTACAGGGAGATTTGCAGGTCCACGAGCATGGCCGCACGTGCCACACCTGCTACGGGGTTGGTTTCGATGTAGTTCATTCTGATTTCTCCTGTTGCTTTTGAACGAATTTAATTGCTTCGACTTGCTCGTCGCTTACGGGATGGAGCCGCAAGTGCTCCATGGGGGAAAAAGGCTTGATGTTCTTGATGTAACCGTTGGATGAGTGGGCTTTACCCACCCAGGCATCGTGCATATCCTCCGCATCACACAGCAGCGTGGAAAACTTTTCCAGTTGCTCGTACGTCAGCAGCACGTTGCGTCCGCTGATCTCAACCATGAATCTCATCTTCAACCTCCAACTCAAACTTCACTTCGTTGATCTCACATGACTCAATGAAATACTCCTCGGACGAGATGTGGTCCCACTCCGACCGCAGGGCTTCGAGCAGGTCGTCGGCTTTGTCTTGTGCGAACTCCCGCACCGCTTCCTCGATGTAGGACTCTCGCCACTGGTCGTCTAGCAGTTCTTCCCACGTGTCCTCATCCAACGCAGAGAAGATTCCGCGCGGCGCCATGAAGCGGGTGTTTTCCTGAATGTCTACCTCCAGGGTCTTGTTCCGCCATCCAGTCAGATACACCTGTGCCCACGAGCGATCGTGCTCGACCGCTAGGTACAGAGCCGGGTAGCGTTCGTCCAGCCCCTTGTGCTTCATGAACGGCGCGAGGTGAAGCGAGCCCGTCCATACCGCATCAGCGTGGCCGTAGTCGATGCCCTCGAACTGGATGTCCGCCACCTGCACTCCCAACTCGTCCATCTGCTGTTTGAAGTCCTCCTCCACCGTGTCCCACCACTCGGGATGAAGGCAGTTGTTGAGGAAGTCCTGATGCTCTTTCTCGAACCGCCGCGAATCTATCGCTTTGAGTTCGTGGATGTCTACTTCGCGTGTAGTCATTTCATTCCTCCATCTAAGGCTTAGATGTCCAGGTGAATCGTGGTGCCGAACGGCGCCGTGAGGTTAGAAGTCACGGCCCACAGGGTCGGGATGGTGGTGCGTCCCCAGTCCCCGACATACCCGTCGGTGAACTGCACGATGGCCTGGGGAGCCAAACTTTTTTCTTTCAAGTAATCAAACAACACCGACCCGTCGGTGCCGCCGCCACCCTTGATCTTCAGGTCCTGCACGGCGAACTGACCGTCCTCGAAGGTTTGATGCCCGGCCACCTCGGTGTCCCAATAGATCACGTGGACCTTGCCCGGTTTGACTTGTTCCACGATAGTTTTCAGTTCGGTCACGAACCGCGTCATTTCATCGCCGCCGAAAACGGAGCCGGAGGTATCGAACCCGATCACCAACTCGGTGATAGTGATGCCCTGCATGGACGGCATGTAGATGTCGTCGGCCAAGAACCTACGGTTGGGCTTGCGCCACGTGGACTCGTCGCGTCCCTGGCACATCTCTTGGATGAACTCACGCAACGCCTTGCGCCAGTCAACCTTGGGTGCAAGCAAGTCGCCGAAGATACCGTCGGCCATACCCGCGCCCTTGCCTGCCAACTTCTGACGCAACATCTCGCCTTGGCGCACAGCACGTGCGATCTCCTGGGCTTGTGCTTCTGCGGCTTTCTTGGCCTCATCGCCACCGTCCCTGGCGTTCTCCCAGTCGT